TAAAACAATTTCGTTACCCAATAAATCAGTCCATACGCCACACTTGCAAGTGTTCCGTAAACTATTACGGGGCCTGCAATGGTAAACATCTTTGCACCGACGCCTAATATGAACCCCTCTGCTTGTGGTCAAGTAGGACCCATTAATTTTTTGCAAAAATTTCGGATTTTTTTATGATTTAGACCGAAATCAGTCGAATTTCCACTTTTTTAAGGCAACTCCCAAATTCATCCTGCCATTTTGACTGCCGACTCCAATATCTCAGTTATAAAGTCATCATTATTAAGCAAGTCAATCTCAATCCGTCCGTTCTCATAGACACGAACCCTTTCAACGATTTTGCGGATCACTTCCGGGCGGTACTCTGACAACGCCCAAATGTCTTTTGCATCAGCTGTCAGTTCATCTATTTTTTCTCGTCCGGATTTTATTTTAGCAAGATACTGTTCAAGTTCTGCCAGTTCATCCTGCAGAGAATCCATATCCGCTTGTCTGCTTTCTTGAATAGATATAAATTTCTCTCTTGTAATTTTTCCTTGCCTGTATTCTTCATACAGATCGAGCTTGCCGTTTTGTAGTCTTTGCAAAGACCTTTTGGCTTCTGCAATCTTTTTTTCTGTTCTTGGTATCTCTTGATTAGTCGTAGCTTTAACCTGTACAGATTTCTCCATAAGCATTTTGGCAAGCGTTTTTGATACCAAAAGGACTTTGGCCTTCAGATCTTCAATCGGTTCGTGTATCGAAGCACAGAGGCTCTCTGAGGACACACCCGCTTTCATACAAAACAGATGCGTAATGATCCCATATGATTTCTGAAGTTTCCGTCCGCAGTGTCCGCAAACGAACAGATTGTCAGCTCTGTTTCCGGCAGTATTCTTATTGATAGTTTTTACTCTTCCGACTCTTGAGGTAGCTGCTTCGTCAAACTTGGCCTGCGGAATTATTGCTTCGTGTGTACCATCTACGATAATCCATTCTTCTTTTGGCAATGGACGCATCTTTCCTGTACTTACACCTACGGTTTCTCTCTTATTAGAAACCATTTTTCCAGTATAGCGTTCATCCTTCAAGATTCTAAGAACTGTTGATGCTGTCCAAATCGGAACTTCATCAGCAACACGTCCATTATAGAAATCCCCAGTTATCCGCTTGTATGCAGCCGGTGAAGGTATACCTTCATCATTTAGCCCTTTGGCTGTTTGCGATGAACTTTTACCCTCGATACATTCATCAAAGATACGAACAATAACACTGGCCACATCTGTATCAACAATGATTTTATGCTTATTCTTGGGATCCAATCGGTATCCATAGAATGCAGTTCCTCCCCAGTATTCACCGCGACGGCTTCGAGTCTTATTTGCACTTTTGATTTTTACAGACAAATCCTTACTATACAATCCATTGATCAGATTGCGCAAGGCCAGCTCAAGACCGCCGGTAGTGCCGATATAGTTATTACTGTCGAAGTTATCATTCACAGATATGAATCGTGTGCCAAACAAGGGCAGAATCAGCTCTAAATAGGCGCCCACCTCAAGATAGTCACGACCGAAACGAGATAAGTCTTTTACAATAATGGCATGGATCTCCTTTTGGCGTGCTAACTCCATCATTGCCATGAATCTTGGACGGTCAAAATTGGTTCCGGTATAACCATCATCACAGAATTCAATGATTTCATATTCTTTCAGTTCTGGATGCGAATCGTAGTAATCCTGCAAGAGTTTTCTCTGGTTCGAGACACTGTTACTTTCGGTTTTATCCGATGTCTTCAAATCAAAGTCCTCCAAGGACAGACGAATATAGAACGCCAGCTTCTTTTTACATAGCATATCGTTCTACCTCCCTCTGGCGGATGGCAGCAAGATGTATTACCTCATCCAGCTCATCCTTAAATCTGAATTTGACCTCAACATGCCCATTGTTATACAGAATCATCTCATCTATGAACGCATCAATCATTTCCTCTGTCAGAGTTTCAGTATTTGGGTATTGCTCGATGATTTGCGCCCACGAACCGTTCATAGCATACGTTTGACTATACTTTTGTGCTTCCTTTTCCAGCTCAGCAAGAAAGATTCGGAGTTCATCAGCTTTCTGGGCATATTCTTGCCCCATACTGATATAATCACTTTGGCTGAGCACACCATTTGCAAAATCCTCATATAAAGACGCCTTCAGACTCATATACTTCTCAATTTGTTTCTTTACGTTACGGATTTGATCGCTGTAAATACGATGTTTTGTTTTACTGCTTTCCTTTTTATTTAGAGCAATAATCATTTCTCTGGCATCGGTAAACAGTTTTATTTGCGTGCGGATCAGTTTCAAAGCAATATCTTCGACATCCTGCTTCTTAACCGCTTTTTTTACGCAATATGAAGAATTGTAATTTTCGTGCAAAGCACAGTAATACCAAGCAGTTACTTTGCCATGACTGTGTTTGTTTCTAAGGAACATAGCCTGTCCGCACTCGCCGCAGCGAAGATGCCCCTTAAAAATGCTGGCTTTTTTGCTTTTAGAGTTATAGACAGCGGTTTGACCGTGTTCTTCCTTCATGCGCACGAAGTATTCCTGAACCTTATTAAAAAGTTCTTCAGTAACAATAGGCTCATGTGTTCCTTTAGTAACAATCCATTCTTCGCGTGGTACCGGTTGAGATCCTTTTTTGCCTGTAGAGTGGTATGTGGAACGAAACTTACCAGATACCATCCACCCGAGATATATTTCATCCTGAAGAATACGCCGTACAGTTTGCATATACCACTTAGAATTCTTAAAGTGATCGGTACTGGCAATCCCTCTTTCATATAATAAACGCCCCGGAGATGGAATTCCGTTTGCATTCATCGTAGTTGCAACAAAATGAACCGTATTACCTTCTGCGAGCAATTCAAAAAGCTGTTTTACAATCGGCGCAGTCTCTTCATCAATAATAAGATGATGCTTGTCTGCGGGATCCAGTCGATAACCATATGGCGCACGGCTGCCGGCAAATTTGCCTTGGTCCTGAATAGTACGCATAGTGGAACAAATCTTCCTTGAGATATCTTTCGCATACATCTCATTAGCCATATTCTTCAACTGTACAGAGATATCCGCTTGTTGGTACTTGGTATCAAAACGGTCAGTAACCGAAATAAACCTACACCCAAAAAACGGAAATACCATTTCGATATATTCGCCAGACTCAAGATAGTTTCTTCCCAAACGAGAAAGGTCCTTGACGATTATACAATCAATTTTTCCGTCACGTAGATCATTCATCATTCGTGAAAATTCCGGTCGGATAAAATCGGTACCGGATATATCATCATCACTGTAAATGTCGAACACGGTAAGATCCGAATGCTCAGAAACATAATCCTTCAGCAATTGAAGCTGATTACCAATCGTGTCGGCCTCACGCTTCCTTTCTGTTTCTACAGAAATTCGTGCATATAAGCCTGCGCGGTAGACCTTATCGACCGGCTTTATCACCGCTGGTTCTGCAACAGTGGTTTTTCGGCTTTTTCGTGCCATTTAACTCGCTCCTTTCTGTTCAAGATAATAATCCTGTACTTGTGAAACGAGTGCTTGATAATCTTGCATATGAGTAAACGTCAATTCGATTCGCTTATCTTCATAGATAACAATACTCTCAATGCATTCCACTGCCACACTTCGTGTTAAGCTTTGGATGTTGCGGTATTCAAGGAAATCTTGGATCCACTGCTGTGGAGCATTCCCGTTTTCAAGGTACAGATTGATTTCGCGACGCACCTGTTCTTCGGCTAATTGTGCATCAGCAATTCGAGTTTCGTACTGCTCTTTAATATCAAGATAATCGTCTTTTGAAAGAATGCCATCCTTCATATCCTCATATGCCGACATTTTCAGCCTACGATATCGGTCAATTTCTGCCTCAACCGCAAGTAACCGTTCCTCGGCCTTCCTTATACTAAGGCGGCGAATAGGGGCACTTCTAATAGTCTGCAGGCATGTATCCAATTCCATTAGTAAACGGATATGTTCCTGCAGAAGTTTCAGCACGGTATCTTCCAACTGATTTTTAGAGATACGGTGTGTTGAACACTTGCCGGTTTTCTTGTGATGACCACAAACATAATAATAGAATTTCTTTCCGCTTGCAGTCTGTGTTTTCCGTATCATAGGACCTTTGCAGTCGCTACAGTATAGCAAACCTGCCAACGGGAATACCCCTTCTTCATTCGGTGAAGTTCGGGTATCCAATTCAAGAAGCCGTTGTACAAGCAGAAATATTCTTGGCTTGATGATTGCTTCGTGGGCATTTTCAAAAATCGCCCATTTTTCTTCTTCATTAACGATTACTGTTTTTATTTTGTAATTGGGCCTTGTTCGGATCCCTTGCACAAGAGTTCCTACATAGACCGGGTTTGTTAAGATGCGTCGTACCGCCATAGGCACCCACTGCGCCTTACTCTTGGTCTTAAAAGAGGTTTTATAGGATAATCCTCGGCTTTTCTTATATTCCATCGGTGATAAAACACCATGCTCGTTCAGTTTTCGAGCTATGGTGTCCGGGTTGAGACCTTCCAGTTTCCAACGGAATATATCCCGCACGACTTCTGCGGCATAAACATCAATAACAAGTTTGTTTTTATCCTCTTCGGATTTCTCATAACCGTATGGCGCAAAAGCACCGATAAACTCGCCGTTTTTACGCTTTACTTGCAACTGACTGCGGATTTTGATAGAAATATCTCGGCAGTAGTTGTCATTCATCAGGTTCTTCACCATGATGTTAAAATCATCAGAGCTGCTTCTGGTGATGGTGTCGATTCCGTCGTTTATAGAAATCAAACGAACCCCATAATACGGAAAAAGGCGATCGATATACTTTCCGGCATTGATGTACTCTCTGCCAAAACGAGACAGATCCTTTACAATGACGCAATTCACGATCCCGGCGCGGATGTCATCCATCATGCGCTGGAAATCAGGACGGTCATAATCTGTCCCTGTATATCCATCGTCTTCTCTTATCGACACTATTGTTATGTCAGCTTTGTCTTTAACGAAGTCCAGAATCAGCTGTTTTTGATTGGAAATACTGTTACTCTCAGTTCTTGCGCCGCTAATACTGATTAAGTCCTCCTTGGACAGACGCACATAAGCAGCAGCATTATACTGAATAAGATTTGTAGTTTCCATAAGCTCACTCCTTTGGATGGATTGTCAGTACAACCAACAAACATTCCAAGGGTGAGTATGATTTTTTAGTCCGTGTATGAGTATAGCATAAAACTTTCAAAAAGTCTATACTTTTCGGACATTTCCATAACTTACCGTTTACATTGTTCGCAGAAG